ACATACCTGGAGCGCGTGCTTGAGGCTGCGCGGGACCAGGGCATAGACCCAGAAGTGATCCGTGGCGTGGCTGACTCGGCCCGCTGCCCGCCGCACTTTCTTCCTTGGCTGGGCTGGTCACTTAAAGTTGAGGGCTGGGAAGCCGCGAACACCGAAGAGCAGCAACGGTTGCTCACTCGGGAGGCCATCCCCATCCACAAAACCAAGGGTACCGTCGGTGCCATTCGGCGAGTGCTCAAGGCTGTTCGGGTCAATGCGGATTACAAGGACTGGCGCGAGGTCCCCAACTCGGTTCCGTACACATTCCAGCTGACCGCCTGGGCCAACGAGAACCGAGAGGGTGAAGGCTCGATCATCTCGCCGCAACTGGAGCAGCGCCTGCGCGCGCTGATCGATGCGACGAAGAACGAACGCAGTCACTACACCTTCCGGCTTGGTGCGCGCTTCGACGGCGGCTTGGTAGCGGCCAACGCTTCGCGCCTACAGGGCTGGGTGCGACGGTCGGCAGAGGTACAGCCAATTCCGCTACCGCTCTATGAGCAGCCCCTTGGGCTAATAAGCGTCTCTCGTCTGCAGCAGCTGCAGCGGCACTCCGCCGAGGTCCAGCCGGTACCGCTGCCGCCTTGTCAGCAATCGATATCGCTGGCCAATACCACCCACGCGCGCTGTGTCTCCCGATGGTCCGTCGAGTCGCAGGGCGTTCCGATCCACCAAGAAACGGCGCTGCTGGCCGCCAATGCGGCCACCACCCGTACTGTCGTGCGCTTCACGATGGAGGCTGTTCTATGAGTACCGCTTTAAAACCCCTGATCACCAAGGCCGGCCTGGCGGCGATCTGGAACGCAACGAACACCGGTGTGCAGGCTGAAATTGCCTACATAGGCCTCGGCTCCCAAGGATATACGCCCACTGTCGACCAAAAGACGCTGCGTGCCCAGGTCGTCAAATATCCAATCGCCGGTGGCGAGAAACTGAGCAACTCGCTGATTCACCTCACAGCCTTGGCTGATGACGACAAGGCCTTTTGGGTCCGCGAAGTCGGTATCTACTTTGCTGACGGCACCTTGTTTGCCGTGTGGTCGAGTCCGGATACGCCGTTGACATACAAGGCCGCAGGTACCGAGCTGCTGATGGCGTATGACTTATCGCTTGAGGCATTGCCAGCCGACAGCGTGACCATCGTCAGCAGTGCCGCCGGGCTAAACCTCACCTTGGCGGGGCCACTCGCTGCGCAGTCGACAGCGCTTGTCGCCGAGATGATGCGAGGCGTCCTTCAGCAAGATCAGCTCGATGTGCAAGGCAAACAGCTACGAGTGGCCGGGGAGGTGTTGAGCAATCTCACCGAGCGCATGAGGGCCGTCGAAATACAGCAGGAGCTGGATCGCGAGAACTTGCTCACTGCGGTCGTCGCTAACGCCGCCGCGTTGATCAACCTGCAAAACCTTTTCTCTCAGAAAACCCTAGGAGCATAACTTTCCATGAGTCTTGAATCGCAAGTCGCAGACTTGGTCACCGCAAGTAACGCGTTGATCACCACATTCAACGGCAAGAAAAACGAAATCAACGCAGCGGTAGCAGCGGCGATCGCGGCAGTTCCTTTGAACGAAAAATCGTTCTACATCAACTCGATCACCGGTGATGACAAAAACCCCGGCACTGCTGAGGCGCCACTGAAATCGCTCAAGCAGGCGCTGAATAACACCCCTGCCGGCGGATTCGTCATCTGCTACCTGCAGGCTGATTACGTGCTGGACACTCAGGTGGCTGTAAACAACCGCTCTTTGAGCGTCTGTTCCGATGTGTCCGGCGTAAAGCGCAAGCTGCGTTGTGTCTATTACGGCACTTCTGATGGTTCCACCTGGCAAGGCGGCTTCGTCGCGTACAACAGTGGCATGATCATGCTCACCGATGTTCAGCTTAATCTGCCGAGCCCTGCAGGTTTATCGCCTGCGCCGAGCAGCTCGAAAAACTCTGTATTCATGTCCAACTCAACTGGCGGCACGCCGATCCTGCCAGTCAAGCTCTCGGCCTGCGAGGTGCTTGCACCCTCCGACTGGGTCGGCAGCTTGGTGGCAGCCTCGGCGAGCGCAATCGTATTCGAGGCGAGCAACACCATGTTCCCTGCAAACTTCGGCGGTCGCTACATCGGCGGCATTGCTTCAGGGGCCAACCCCGCCTCGCTCTCCAATGTTCTGACCAACCTCGGCAGCCTGTAAGGAATCATCATGCAAAAGACCAACCTGTCTATCGAGTTTGACGGCAAGACCTACAGTGGCTTCGACTTCGCAGCTCTGCCGCTCGCGGCGGCCACGCAGATAGCTTGTCGTCAGATTGACCAGGCCGCAGACGCCGCGCGCCGCGCGGTGCTGGGCGATACCCTGCGCGCTTTGGAGTACCAGGTTACCGCTGAGGAGGCTTTGGCATTCGCCGCTGCTGGCTACTCCGGGGAAGCTCCGCCTACTGTGCAGGCTTGGATGGACGCTGCAGGGCTGGAGGCGCAAGCCGCAACGGATAGTATTCTGGCCGAAGCCACGGCTTGGAAGCAGGCGCTGTATCAGCTGCGTGCGCTACGCCTCAAAGGCAAGCAGGACGTGCTCAAATCGGCGAGCCATGACACTGTAGAGGTGATCGCTGACGTGGCGATCAGTGCGATTCACGCTAGTGTCCAGGGAGTGGGTAACGCAGTTTGAATTTGTAGGGGCGTAGCTTACAGCCCTTCCCAGTCGCCTCCGGGCGTCGCGCGCGGCAGCCTGTGCAGTGTCATCCCACCACTGCACAGGCACCTACCATGGCCGGCGAATACCACCACGGCGTGCGCGTCCTCGAAATCAACGAGGGCACCAGGCCGATCCGCACCGTTTCCACCGCCGTTGTCGGCGTCGTCTGCACCGCAGAAGATGCTGATGTGACGATGTTTCCCCTCAATACTCCCGTGCTGCTGACCAACGTCCAGAGCGCCATCGCGAAGGCCGGCAAGAAGGGCACCCTGGCCCCCACCCTGCAAGCTATCGCGGACCAGACCAAGCCCATTACCATCGTCGTCCGCGTGGCGGCCGGGGCGACCGCTGCCGAGACCACCAGCAACATCATCGGCGGCACTAATGCTTCGGGCAAATACACCGGCATGAAGGCACTGCTGGCAGCCCAGTCTCAACTCAAGGTCAAGCCGCGGATTCTCGGCGTGCCAGGCCTGGACAGCCTGCCAGTGGCCACTGCCCTGGTCTCGCTTGCTCAGCAGCTGCGGGGTTTCGCCTACCTCAGCGCATACGGCTGCAAGACCAAGGAAGAAGCCACTGCCTATCGCGAGAACTTCGGCGCCCGCGAGGCCATGGTGATCTGGCCAGACTTTCTGCAGTGGAGCACAACCACCAACGCCACCGTTACCGCACCGGCTGTGGCTCGCGCGCTGGGCCTACGTGCGAAGCTGGACCAGGAGGTCGGCTGGCATAAGACCCTGTCCAACATCCCGGTCGATGGCGTGACCGGCATCAGTGCCGACGTTTTCTGGGACCTGCAGAACCCCGCCACCGATGCGAACTACCTCAACAGCAACGAGGTGACCACCCTCATCAACGAAAGCGGTTTCCGCTTCTGGGGTAGCCGCACCTGCACCGACGACCCGTTGTTCGCCTTCGAGAACTACACCCGCACGGCGCAGGTGCTGGCTGACACCATAGCTGACGCACACCTGTGGGCGATGGATAAACCCATGCACAGCTCCCTAGTGCGCGACATCGTGGAAGGCATCAACGCCAAGTTCCGTGAACTGGTCGCCGGCGGCTACATCCTGGGTGGCAGCGCCTGGTACGACGAGGAGGCCAACAGCGCCACCACGCTCAAGGAAGGCAAGCTGTTCATCGATTACGACTACACGCCTGTGCCGCCGCTGGAAGACCTGACGCTGCGCCAGCGCATCACTGACCGCTACCTGGCGAACTTCGCCAGCAGCATCAATAGCTGACGGAGACCGCTGCTATGGCAATGCCTCGCAAGCTCAAGAACATGAACCTTTTCAACGACGGCAACAGCTACCTGGGCGTATGCAAGTCCGTCACCCTGCCCACCCTGGCCCGGAAAATGGAGGCCTACCGCGGCGGCGGCATGAACGGTACCGCCAAGGCTGATCTGGGCCTGTCCGACGACGGCATGCAGCTGGAGTGGAAGCTTGGTGGCTTCGATCTCATTGCGATGCGCCAGTTTGGCGCCGTAAAAGCTGACGGCGTGCTGCTGCGCTTCACCGGCACCTACCAGCAGGACGATACCGGCGAGTACGCCAGCGTCGAAGTAGTCGTCCGTGGCCGTCACGAAACCATCGACATGGGTGAGGCCACGCCCGGTGAGGACACCGAGCACTCGATCACCTCTCCCCTCACTTACTACAAGCTCACCGTCAACGGGGAAGTCATCATCGAGATCGACATCCTGAACTTCATCGAAATCGTCAACGGCGTCGACCTGCTCGCTGAGCAACGCCGCGCCCTGGGCATCTGAACCTGGTAATCGGAGTCATCATGGAAAAAGTCAACGAAGCAACTATCGAAGTCGAAGCCAAGGCCGTCGCCCTGGGCGAAAACACCGTCGAGCTGGACACCCCGGTCAAGCGCGGCAACACCGTCATCGACACCGTGACACTGCGTAAGCCAAGTTCTGGCGAGTTGCGCGGCCTGCACCTGGCCGAGCTGCTGAACTGGGATGTAGCCAGCCTCATCAAGCTGCTGCCACGGATCTGTGAGCTGAACGCCCAGGAAGTGGCCCAGCTGGACCCTGCTGACCTGGTTGCCCTGGGCGGCAAGGTCACCGGTTTTTTGCTGCAGAAGCAGACGAAGAAGGACGCATCCCTGGTTGCGTAGAAGACGCCATGGCCGATCTGGCCGTGGTTTTCCACTGGACGCCAGCCGACATGGACCGGCTGACCGTCCGAGATTTGATGGATTGGCGCGAGCGAGCGCGGGTTAGGAGCAGCAACGATGGCAAATGATCTACGGCTGAGATTGCTACTGGACACCGTGGACAAAGCCACCGCTCCGCTGCGACAGATCAATAAGGGCGGACTGGAGACCGCCCGCGCGCTCAAAGCGACGCGCGATCGTCTGAAAGAGCTGAATGCCCAGCAGAAGGACGTCGGCGCCTGGCGTCAACAGAACGCCCAGGCACGCCAGACGGCCCAGGCCTTGGATGCCGCACGGGCCAAGGTCAAGGAAATGGGCCGGGCGATATCAGCAGTGAACGCCCCAACCAAGCAGATGACGGCCGAGTTTCAGGCCGCCATCCGCGCCACCAACGAGCTGAAACAGCAGCAGAAGGCCGAGCAGGAGACGTTGCGAGGCCTCCAACGGCGGCTCGGTGAAGCCGGGATTGATACCCGAAAGCTGAACCAGCACAACGCCGCCCTTCGCCAGCAAATGGCCCAAACCAACAACACCATTGAGCAGCAGGAGGCCCAGCTGAAGCGGCTGGCGGCTGCCCAGCGGAAAGCTGCCGAGGCCAGAGGCCGGCTTGAGAAAGCCCAGGGACGCGCCGGCAAGATGGCCGGTGCCGGTGCAGCAGGGATCGCCGCGGGCGTAGGCGCCGGCATGGCTGGGGCCGCTCTGCTCGCACCTCAGCTTGAAGTTAGGCAACAAGGTTCGATGATCGCCGCACAGTCGGGAGAGTCGCCTGACCGTGCGAATCAGTACACACAAATTGTCCGCGACATTCGTACTGACGGCGTCAGCACGAACATCGAAGAAATTGGCACAGCGGTCTCTGCGGCCAAAAGCACATTGGGTGCATTGGGTGATGTCAGCGACAAAGAGCTGGATGGCGCAGCCCGAAAAGCTCTCAACCTCGCTCAAGTGATGGGCATCGATGTCGCCGAAGCAATGCAGATGGTCGGCGTGATGCTCCAGAACAAGATGTCCAAAGATAGCGATGAGGCATTCGACCTGGTCACTGCAGGCATGCAAAACATGTCTGTGCAAATGCGCAGCGAAATCCCAGAAATATTGCAGGAGTACTCTACACACTTTCGCAATATGGGCTACAGCGGCAAAGAGGCAATGAGTCTCCTGGTTAAACAAGCGCGGCAGGGTAAGTTCGCCTTAGATAAAACCGGTGACGCCATCAAAGAGTTTTCGATTCGCGGCTCTGACATGTCGAAATCGAGCCAGGAAGCGTACAAATCCATTGGCTTGAACGCTGCGAAAATGTCCTCTGCTATCGCTAAAGGTGGCCCATCTGCCCGTGACGCACTGACCAAAACGGCCAGTGCATTGCTGCGCATCAAAGACCCGGCCGAGCGAGCCAACACCGCAATTGCCCTCTTCGGTACACCTATCGAGGATCTGGCAGTGGATCAAATCCCAGGCTTCTTAAAGGCCCTAGCCGATGGAACCAGCGCCTTAGGCGACATTACCGGCGCGGCAGACAAGATGGGCAGTACGTTCCGCGACAACCTGCGCGGCGATCTGGACAAGCTCACCGGTACCTGGAGCGCAATGATCGGCTCGCTCATGGAGGGGCAAAATGGCCCTCTGCGTGATCTTATCCAGACCATCACCAGCATAGTAAGCGCGGCACGCGCCTGGATCGAGGCGAACCCCGAGCTGGCCGCTAGTCTGGCCAAAGGCGCTGCGGCGGTGGCCGTCCTGGTTACTGGCATGGGTACACTTACCGTAGCGATGGCGAGCCTGCTCGGACCGTTTGCACTGGCCAGATACGGAATGGCAATGTTCGGCATCAAGGGCGGCGCCGTACTTCCGGTCGTGAGTAAGCTAGTTGGCGTACTGTCTGGCGCATTGCTGACCGCCATCCGGGGCGTGTCCATTGCTTTATGGGGATTGGCAGCAAATCCAGTTGCTTTGGCAATTGCAGCCACCGTCGCGGCGCTGGCCGGCGCGGCCTACCTGCTGTATCAAAACTGGGACCAGGTGAAGGCCTACTTCGCAGGTGCCTGGGCTGAGATCAAGGCCGGCTTCAACGGGGCGATCACCGGCATCATGAGCGGGCTAGCCAACTTCAACCCTCTCGGCGCGATCTCAGCAGCGTTCGCCGGCGTGCTTAGTTATCTGGGCATCGACCTGCCGTCACGCTTCACCGAGTTCGGCGGCATGATCGTCAACGGCCTGGTCAACGGACTGACAGCAGGGCTGGGGGCGGTGAAGGATGCGGTTACCAGCATTGGCAGCTCGGCCATCGGCTGGTTCAAGGAAAAGCTCGGGATACACAGTCCGTCTAGGGTATTTGCTGAACTTGGTGGGTTTACCACCGAGGGGCTCGCTCAAGGCCTGAATAACGGCGCTCAGGAGCCTATCGACGCGGTGGCGAGGATGGGCCAGCAGTTGAGTAAAGCTGGCTCGTTTAAGCTGAAGGCTGCTGCGGTCCAGGTGGACAACGCCGATCCAACCGACTCAGTTCACGAATCACTCAAGAGCACCAAGGCAGCGCAAGCCCCGGCGATCGAAGCCCGGGCGCAAGTGCCGCGACCTTCCGTGCCCCTGCCGCTGACAGTCGAAGTTCCACCCGTTACTCCTATAACGGGTGGCCCAGCATCATCGGCCGATACTGCTCCTCTGGTTGCCGCACTGGCGGGCATGAACCAAACCCTTACTCGGGCGGATGGCATTGGAGGTGAGCAACGGCCGCTAGTCACCCTGCCACTGGCAGTGACAGCGTCACCAATCGTACCCGGTGAGCATATTCGTGAACCGGCCATCGAGCAGAGTGAGTTGATCGCCGCTCTAGCCGGCATCAACCGCGTCCTGGCCAACGGTACCGAGAACACCCCTGCAGTACCCCAGCTCCCCGTAGTCCAGCCCCTGGCTGCAGGAGGCTTCCCGAGGGGGCCAAGCACCAATGGTCCAATCCAGGAGACCGAACCAAGCTGGGTCATCGCAGCACTGACCACGGTAGGCCGCATGCTCGTTCGAGGCTTGGACACTGCCAGGCCAGAAGCACCGCATCAGTTGGTGACCGAGCAACACACAGGCGGTGGCTCACAAGACACGCCCAAAGCCATTGTGTACAAGGCGCCTGCAATTGCCGACTCCCAGGACACCGGCCTGACCGCTCTGAGCCGTATGTTGAACAAAACGCGCGGCATCGAGGCCAAGCCGGTAGCCCAGCAAACACCGGTGGCACAGGTACAGGCTGCAAGCGAGGCTGGGGATGCCAAAAATGCAGGCTTAAGATTTGCTGATGGCCTGCGCGCGCTGACCGACGCCCTTACGCCGCGAAATCTGTGGCCGGCCCCGAGCCGGGAGGCACCGCTACTGCCGGCCCCTCAACCAACCAGTGCGGTGCAGCCGTCCAATCCCGACCCGATGCCGGGACTATCGACCAACCTTGCCCTGGGCCTGACAGTTGGTACCAAGTCACTGATCGGCGCCCTGACCGCCGTTACGTTGCAACTGGCTCACGCCGGCGGCGTTGATGCGCGCCCAGTGATACCGCAAATCCCGCCGGTGCAGGCTGCGAGTGCTGATCCGCAGTCAATCGTCCCGGTTACGGTGACCGTGGATCGCCGGCCGCCGATCGCGGCGGCGCCGCCAGTCACCTACGACAGCCACGACACGTACCACATCTCGATTCCCACCAGTCCTGGGATGGACGCTCAGGCCATTGCTCGTGCGGTGAGCGCCGAGCTAGACCGACGGGATAGAGCGAAATCCGCACGTCAGCGCAGCAGCCTGACCGACCTGGAGTAAAACCACATGATGCTTGCCCTGGGCATGTTCATTTTTAGCCTGCCCACACTTGCGTATCAGCAGCTGCAGCGCCAAACCGACTGGCGCCATGCCGCCAATTCGCGCATCGGCGCACAGCCTGCGCGGCAGTATCTCGGCCGAGGGGAAGACGACATCACGCTCCCGGGCGTGCTGCTGCCCGAGCTGGCCGGCTCGATGATGAGCCTCGACGAAATCCGGGCCATGGCGAACACCGGCAAAGCCTGGGCACTGGTGGAAGGCACCGGCAGGGTCTACGGACTGTTTATTATCGAGAGCCTCAGCGAGACACGATCCGTTTTCTTCCAAGACGGTACCGCACGCCGCATCGAGTTCAGCCTGACGCTGAAGCGAGTCGATGACGGCCGTGTCGACCTGATGGGGGCTGTCGTTGCAACGTCCTCCAACATATTGAGGGCGCTGCTGTGACCGGAGCTGACCAACTGACCGGGTATCTCACCGATGCGGTGCAAGGGCTGCAGCGTGACAGCGCCTACGGCGTGCCTGCCTTCCGTTTGACCGTTGATGGCAAGGACATCGCCAAGGTCATCAGTCCTCGGTTGATGTCACTTGAGCTCACCGACAATCGTGGCCTGGAGGCTGATCAGTTGAGCATCACCCTGAGCGACCACGATGGCCTGCTGGAAATACCCCCGAAGGGCGCCATGGTGAAGCTGTGGCTGGGCTGGAGCGACACAGGGCTTGTCGATAAAGGCTCCTACACCGTCGACGAAACCGAGCATAGTGGTGCACCCGACACCCTCAGCATCCGTGCCCGATCCGCCGACCTCCGTGGGTCGCTGAAAACCAAACGTGAGCGCAGTTGGAGCGAAGTCACTCTGGGCGCCGTCCTCATCGAAATTGCTAGCGCATACGGGCTCACCCCGAGAATTGCGCCGGATGTCGCGGCACGCGCGGTAAAACACCTCGACCAGGCCAATGAGTCGGATGCCAACATGCTCACGCGCCTGGGCGAGCTGCACGACGCGGTTATCAGTGTGAAGGCCGGCTGCCTCATCTGCCTGCAGGCCGGCGGTGGAAAGACTGCCAGTGGCGCCGCTTTGCCACACATCACGCTGACTAGGGCCGATGGTGATGGCCATCGCTTCCTGCAGGCCGATCGGGACAGCTACGACTCAGTGAAGGCCTATTACTACGACGTCGGCAGCACCAAAAAGCAGGAGGCGATTGCCGGCGGCGGTGAAAAGGTCAAAGAGCTGCGCCACACCTTCAGTGACCGAGACTCAGCCCTACGAGCAGCACGCTCCGAACTCAACCGCCTGCAGCGGGGGAGCGCCACGCTCAGTTACAACCTGGCCAAAGGGCGTGCTGACCTTATACCAGAGCTGACCTACAGCCTGCGGGGGGTCAAGACCGAGATCGATGGCATCGTCTGGTACGGGGGCAATGTCCGCCACAGCCTAACGGCAGATAACGGCTATACCACCAGCCTGGAGCTGGAGAGCAAATTGCCGGAAGACTCCGTTGATGGGCTGTACGAAGAGGAAAAAGGCGGGACATACACGGGAGTTGTGGCGTTCTATCGCGACAAAACCACCGGCAAAGAGGCATCAGTGATAGCTGGCGATGCGACCAGGCCGAAGCGAATCAAACGTGTCTTTGATAACAAGGAATCTGCTCAGAAGGCAGCAGATAGGGAATGGGAAAAGCTGAAGGCCAGTTCACAATGAAAAAGCCCCGGGTTCAGAAGACCGGGGCCGTGATTACGCTACTTGAGGTCCTGCTTTTCGAATGCTTCAAGAATCATCGCGATGTGCCGGCGCTGTTCTTCGCTTCTACGACAGAACAGCCATACAACACGAAATAGGTCCTTCAAACTTGGGCACTTGCGATCCAGCATAGAAACTCCATTTCAAGCGCTCGGCACCACCATGGCACCGTACTAAACGCTCGGGAGTCGCGTATTCTCAGCAGGATCCGGCGTGCCACTACCCGCAAGGTGGCCGATTGCCATTATTTTTCGGTCGTGAACTTCTCCACGAAGCCGGCACGGGATTTTTTATTGTCATATCGCCCTGAAAACGATTCGCGCCAAACGTCCAGGTTTCCTTCCATGTCAGCTAACTTGATGTCGTAATACTGCTGTACCTGCGAACGGGTCACGTCAACGGTCTGCGATCCTTGTTCCCTCGGCACAGTCACGATCAAACGCTGCAGGTTGGGAACATCCCGAAAAATTCGCACGGTATCGATGGCGAAAATCTTGTTCGCCTTGTCACCCGTTTCAAAGTACTCGGGATGACGATCGGGTACCTTGAATACGACCTTTCCGGTCGACCCTGACTCTTCAGCAGACCTAATAATCGTTGGGGAGAAGACACGTTCGACCCTATCGGTGAACTCACTGGCGCAGGCATTCCCTACCGACAGCGCAACCAGCAGCGCACCAGCACCGCGCACTACAGCACGTCCGAAACCTTTCATTCCCTGGATTCCATACCCTCGCAGCCGCCGGACTGCGAATGCCTTAAATGCTTGGGCCGGCGCCCGCGTATCCGATCCAACTACTTGTTGAAAGAGGCCAGCGCCTCGCTGACTGAGTCGATGGTTACGCGTGCCTCTGCGGACATTCGGCGATATCGCATAACCAACTGGGTTTCTTCGGCCGAGATATCGCCCGGTGCCTGTGGCTTGCGCTCACCAGTAAGCACATACAGCACATCAACACCTTTCTCCGCGAGCGCTGCGAGGTAGGCCGCATCGGGACTGCGGTCCCCTTTTTCATATTTCCCTTGGGTGTTGCGATTTACCCCGCCCAGTTGGCCGAGTTCTTCTTGATTCCACCCAAATCGCTCGCGCTCCTCGCGCAGGCGCTCACCAATTGCACACGATTGCACACAGATTCCTTTGACATGCTCGCTTTTGCGTGCATAATCGTCAGCACATGAACACGTTTGAACACAGATGAACACTATGCCCGCCCCCCTTACGCTGGATCAAGCACGAGAAAAGCTCGATCGAGCCGGCATCTCCATCGCCGAGTTCAGTCGCAAGCACAACCTCAACAAAAACCTGGTCAGCGATCTGCTCAACGGTCGCAAAAAAGGCCGGTTCGGAGAGGCCCATCGCGCTGCTGTTTTGCTCGGTATCAAGATCGGCGAGATCGAAAAATAGCCATCCCTGGCCCAAGGAAGAAACCAGAACATGAAATCCCCCGTTCTAGAGACCCTGCGCCAGGTTGTCAGCGCCGTTGTGTGCGCTTACCCAGGCGGTCGCGAATGCGCCTCCCAGCGCCTTGGTCTCCAGCTCAAGCAATTCGACAACCGCGTGTACGAGAACGCCGGCAGCCGTCCGCTGAGCTATGACCAGATTCACCAGCTGGAGCAGGACACCAACACCACCCACCTGCCGGAATTCGTTGCCAGGCTATATGGCGGCATGTTCGTGCCCCTGACCAAGCCGGAGGATCTGGACAACGTCGAGCTGTACCAGCGTTCTCTCAAAACCGACGCGAAGCTTGGACTCATAGATCAGCTTGTCGCGGCGTCGATCGAGGATGGCGTCATCGAGCCTCACGAAGCTATGGCCATCATCCAGGCACTCACCTGTTACATGGCGGCACGCACTGCAGAGGTTGCAGCGACCATCCAGCTGTACGGCAAGCAGAAGAAGCGGGGGCGTAGCAAATGAGCAGCGCCTACAAACTCGTATGCCCGCACTGCAGCAGCAAGATGCGTATTCGCACCAGTGAAGGCACCCACATTTTCCTGCGCATCGCCTACCTGCAATGCGTGAACGAGGCTTGCGGCTGGTCCGTTCGAGCCGAGTTCGAAATGACTCACGAAATGAGCCCCAGCGGCATGCCGAACCCGTCAGTTCGACTGCCTGTTGCCCCGGTGGCAATTCGACGTCAGGCCATGAAATCCGCTTCACAGGACAACCAACCCGACCTGCTCGACCAGCTGGACATGGAGGAAGCAACCGCATGAACGCCATCGCCCTGATCACCGACCACGAAACCGACTACCGGGATGCTATGCAGCGTGCCGCTGTGGCCTACCTGTTCCGCCGTGAAGGGCTGCACCTTTCTGGTGATAACCAGGTGCTGGAGAGCTGCCGCGTATATCTGGGTCAGTCGCTGGAGGTCCCACCTCACTTGGTACAGCGCATTGCCGAACTTGCCGTTGCTGAGTTCGAGAGCAAGACCACCAAGCGTCTGCAGATGATTGGCGTCTCTCCATCCAGCGGGATCTACCGCCCTCAGCTCATCTTGTTGGACACCATCACTCAGCACCGCTACCAGGTGCCGGCACGCTACCTACCGCGCCGCATGCTTCAACACCGCGAAATCTGACGTAACCCCGAACAACCCCCATTCCCGGTGCCCCGTTCTGCGTGGGTAAGGGGAAACTGCATTCCACTGGTGGCAGAAATGAGCAAGATCAACCTTCAAATCGAGCTGGACGAGCAGCAGGCGAAGCACTACCTGCAATGGCTCGACAGCCAGTACACCCTGACGATGGCTGAAGTTTGGTACTCCGACCGGTACCGCAACGTGCCTGCAGGGGAGCGCGGCCCGAAGGTGCTCGCTGACGTACCTCACTTGCAGGGCATTTGCCGCACTCGCAAGGCGCTTGAACGAAAGCTGGGCTCGGCCGTGGAGCGTTCGCGGTGATTCGACAGCCCATGGAAGTCCAGCTGCGCGCAGACGTATTGCAGCGCCTGGAAAGCGACTTCGGCCTGCAGCACATGGCGGGCACCGATTACATGCGCAAGGGCACCTGCCCGCAGTGCAGCCAGAAACGCCTGTTCTCCCGGCACGATAACCCGTGGTTCATCCGCTGTGGTCGTGAGGAAAAGTGCCGTTACATGGCACCCGTTAAAGAGATCTACCCGGATCTGTTCGACGACTGGAGTAAGCGCGCCCCTGCCACCGACAAAGAGCCAGCGGCAAGCGCTATCGCCTACCTCACATTTGCCCGTGGCTTCGACCTCAACCTGGTCAAGGGCTGGTATACCCAGGAGAACTACTTCGACCGCGAGCTGGGCATTGGCTCTGCAACAGTACGCTTCCCGCTCGAGCACGGTGGGTATTGGGAGCGCCTGATCGATCAGCCGGCACGGTTCGGCAAAAAGAAGGCGCGATTCCAGCCAGGCAAGAGCTACAAAGGCCACTGGTGGTGCCCGCCCGGCGTCGACCTGCAGGAGGTGAAAGAGCTGTGGATCGTCGAGGGGATCTTCGACGCCATCGCTCTGCTGCATAACGGCATCGCTGCCGTGGCTGCGCTGTCATCCAACGCCTACCCCGAGGAGTCCCTCAAGGCCCTGATTGCCACCTGCGAGGGCAAGACGCCGAAGCTCATCTGGGCGCTCGACAACGAACCAGGTGCACACAAGTACACCAAGGTGTGGGTCAAGCAGGCCAGGGCGCTCGGGTTCACCTGCGAAGCGGCCCAGATCCCTCAACCGGACGCCCGCAAGGTCGACTGGAACGATCTGCATCAGCGCTGGGCGTTCCTGGACGACGACGAAGCCCGGGCAGACCGCATCAAGCACGACCTGGACGAGGCCAAGCACCACGGTGCGCTGCTGATCGCAGAGAGCGCGGTGGAGAAGGCACTGCTGCTGTACCAGTGGCGCGAGCGCGAGGAATTCCACTTTGGCTTCGACTCCCGCCTCTATTGGTGGCGCCTCGACATTTCCAAGTTCAACAGCGCCATGCAGGCACTGGACTCCAGCGAGAGCCAGGAAGACCAGCAACTCAACGACAAAGGGCGACGGGCCAAGGCTTTGCGCATGTCCGGCTGCGTGGTCGAGATCGCGAACTGCTATCCGAAGGCCCTGTATTACCAGCGGAACGAAATCACCGACGAGTCCTGGTACTTCTTCCGCGTCGACTTCCCGCACGACGGCGCGGCCGTGAAGAACACCTTCACCGGCAGCCAGGTGGCCACCGCAAGCGAATTCAAGAAAAGACTTCTCGGCATGGGTGCCGGAGCCGTGTTCACCGGTAGTGGACAGCAATTGGACAAGATCATGAAAGACCAGCTTTTCGGCATTAAAACCGTCCAGACCATCGACTACATCGGCTACAGCCGAGAATACAGCTGCTACGTGTTCAACGAAGTAGCCGTCCGTGATGGCCAGATCGTGGGCGTGAACGAAGAGGAATTCTTCGAGATGGGCAAGCTCAAGCTCAAAAGCTTGCAGAAGGGCGTGAAGATGGCGCTGCAGCGGGACGACAAGCGCTATAGCCCGGAATGGCTGGACCTGCTGTGGACCTGCTTTGGCGCCCAGGGCATCGTCGCACTGAATTTCTGGTTCGGCTCACTGTTCGCCGAGCAGATCCGCCACCGGTACCAGTCTTTCCCCTTCCTGGAGGCCACCGGCGAGGCCGGCGCCGGCAAGACCACCTTGCTCACCCTGCTGTGGAAGCTGTTCGGTCGCGAAGGCTACGAGGGTTTCGACCCTGCCAAGTCGACCAAGGCAGGCCGCAGCCGCCTAATGGGGCAGGTATCCGGCATGCCGGTGGTTCTGCTCGAATCCGACCGCAGTGGCGACGACAAGAGCCACGCCAAGACCTTCGAGTGGGACGAGCTGAAGGACTACTTCGGCGGCGGCACGCTGGCGACCAAGGGCGTCAAGACTGCTGGCAACGAAACCTATGAGCCGCCCTTCCGCGGCACCATCGCGATCAGTCAGAACGCCCCAGTTGTAGCTTCCGAGGCGATCATGACCCGTATCGTCAAGCTGCACTTCGTTCGCCCCCAGGTGACGGTTGAAAGCCGCGCCGCGGCCGATCGGCTGAATGGACTGGACGGCGCGCTGCTCAGCAACTTCCTGCTGCGGGCAGTACGGAAAGAGGCGGAGGTCCTGGATCTGTTCGCAGATCGCCTGCCGGTCTACGAGGCCAAGTTGCGTGCACTGCATTCGCACTGCTTCGCCTGCGGCACGCAGTTCCAGGGCGAGGAAAACCACTGTAGCCACTGCGGCAACAAGCTCAGCGGTTACATCCGTGTAGAGCGGATCATCTACAACCACGCGCAAATGCTGGCCCTGCTCGACTGCCTGCGCCTGGTGCTGCCCCTCAGCGATGACCAGATGAACCACACCCGCGCCCAGCTCGTACGTATGGCGATCGAGCGCCAGGCCTCGATCAGCTCTGATCACCCTGTCGTAGCCGAATTCTGGGAGGTGTACGAGTACCTGCAAGGCCTGGACGCTGACGGCCCAGTGGTCAATCACAGCAAAAAAGACCACCTCATCGCCATCAACCTCAACGACTTCGTCAAGTGTGCGGCCGAGCACCGGCAGAAGTTGGCCGACATCAACGAGCTGCGCGATCGGCTCAAGGATTCCCGCTCCCACAAGCTCATCGAGGTCAACAAGGCCGTCGATAGCGCGGTACGTGCCCACCAGGCCAAGACCGGCAACTACACCATTTCCAAACAACCCATCGTCAAGTGCTGGATGTTCCAGGCCTGAGCAAGGAGTCGTTATGCAAATTCGCGTGCTGATCGGAAACGCCAGCGCCTGCGGCCGCAGCCAACTGCAGCAGGAGCAGGACCGCCTGCTCCAGGCCGGTCACAACTACCCAGTCATCAACGCCGGCGCATACGCCGAGGACGGCTTGCTGACGATCCTGGAAGTCCGGGTGAACGGTGGCCAGCGCGAGATCCTGGTCGATGACTGCACCAGGGCCCAGATTCACAACGTGCTGGCCTGGCAGTCCTCCGTCGAGGACGACGCCCAGTTCGATGACCTGATCGTACACCTGGCCCGCCGGAACTGATTTGAAAACGAAGTGGTGCCAAGGAGTTGCAGCTCCCTGACACCCGCCAAACCCAAGGAGAAACCTTATGCAAGTAGACACCCCAAAAGCCGGCTGCGAGCAGGCTACCACGACAAACCTCAAGCGTTTCAAGATCAAGGACACCTGGAAAGACTACGAGGTACTGCTCGAAGTGAACCTCGACAGGCTGACGCCAGAGCGGGCTGAAATGATCAATAGCTTCTGGAGTGACGATAAATACCGCCTGCGCCACGAAAATGGCGATGTGGTGAAAGCGGTCATCCGCCTGGCCGGTCAGACGTTGATCAACGCAATGCTCTCCCAAGGCGGTACCGAGTTCTATGAGCGTACGAAGGGGGGGCTCAGCGACGACCCAGGCGCCATCTGGTCAAAGGACGACCTGCACAACGAAGAAGGTTGGGGAGGCTCGGTTGAAGAGGACGGTTTCGGATGGTGCGGGATTCGCGTAGTAGCAGCTGAGGTGTCGATGCCCGGCTATGACGATGTGGCCTTAGCGGAGGTCGCCTCATGAGCCCACAAACTCGGCCCCGCCTGGCCAGCCACGCGCTGGACCTGCCCAACCACTGCGACATCTGCAACAAGGCCCGCTCCACGAGGAAGCACCAGCGCTGCAGCCAGATCCGCCAGCAGCGTAAATCTGTTGAATGGGAGGCCTACATGGCCAACGTCGAAGCCAAGAGAGCACAGCAGGGGCGCCGACATGCACGCTAACCCACCAGCAACCCGCGACCTGGTCATTAGCGTTCGCCTGAGCGCCGGCACCTACACCGCACGGGCGCGCGGCGAGAAGGCCACTGCCAGCAGCACTATCAGCGCCGATGCAGCTGCACGCGCTTTGGCCAACAAGCTCGGAGCACAGATGGCGCAGTCGGATCTGTTTGCGGCCAACCGCTGCAGCACCGATGCACATGTCCAGTTCACCGCACAGCTCAGCAGCTGAGGGAGCACCAAGATGACCGAAAAAGTTCAGTGGAAAACCCTTCCAACCAAGGCGAACCGAGACATGGAGCAGGCCGGCGCCGACGCCGCCCGCGAGTACCTGGAGCGCAATGGCCATAACAATTTGTGGGTGATTTACGAAGCGATGGTGGCGGCTGCCCCTGCTCGGCCGGTGGAGTGCGCCATATGCCGTGACCTTGGCGACCAATGCCTGGAGTGTGAAGAGGCTGAATTCGTTGCCTGGGCCGACAAGCACTTCGCCTCAGCGGATTACCGCAAGACACATGCCGGGGTCTACATCCAGGACTGGATGCGCCACGCATTCGCCGCTTGGCAAGCCCGCGGCGCTCTGGAGAAAAATCGATGACCAAAGTCCATCGTTACAGAGCCGTTCAACTGTTGTCAGCGGGCGGCGTGCACATCGACTACGACCCTCACGGCCCCGACGTTGTGATGGCAGCTGCGTACGACGAGCTGCTCGCCCATCAGCTGCAGAGAAGACCGGTGACTCTTCCGGCCTGCCAAGCCAAGCTGAGTAGCTCACACGATTGGGACCAAGGCTATTCCGATGGCTGGAAAGCCTGCCTGGAAGAGGTCACCAAACTGGGTCCACTCCACATCTATGACGACTCTGCCGAGCTTGAGATCGATGAGCGAGCGGAGTTCGAGGCATACGCAATTAAAAAAGGATGGCTTGTTCACCAGCTCAAGCAGAGAGCTGATGGGAACTACGAAGACTGGGGCGTAAATCCTGAGTGGCAGGCATGGAAAGCCCGCGCTGCACTGGGGCACAAGCCATGACACATACCTGCTACCGCCGCGACCCGAACATCAACGTCGTCACCGACCTTGTGACCGACGAGGAGATGCAGGCCTGCTTCAATGGCACGAACTTCGGCCACAACGACTACAGAGGCCTGCTGGCACAAGGTTGCATCAAAGCGCTGGCCGGCTGGCACCAGGGCCATACCATCACCTGCATTCTTGAGGCCCTGCGTTTGATCAGTTGGAACAGGCAAGCCGACAAGATAAAGGTCACCGCCAAAGGTCGCCACTACATATGGCTCGCCTTCAAGTGCCGGCCAAGTACATGACGTAACAGCTCTAGAAACTCTGCTCACAACTTCTAATAACCACCCCGCCGACATTCGATCACAATGCCGGCGGGCGCTTTTGCGAGACATAGTATGGGGAATGGAATCAGCGACGTTCTCAGCTTCGAGGACCTCCAGCGCATCACAGGCTACCAGCGGCGATCGGATGTCGAGCGCACCCTGGTCCAGCAGGGCATTCGAATGTTCCGCGGAAAGTCCGGGCCCTGGACTACCATTGACCTTATCAACCGTGCCGGCGGCGTTGGCCCTGGCCAATCGGAGCGATACGACGCCGACATCATATGAAGAAGGCCCGCAAGCGGAAGCACAATCCGCACATCCCAAGTCACATCGACCAAGCCGCGCTCCCCGCGGCTATTTACTTTGACCACCGGGGCTCCGGGGTCTGGTACACCTCTCACCGCGATGAACATGGCAAACAGTGCCGGCGCAATGTTGCGCCGGCGGACGCCACCATGGTCGAGCTCCATCGCATCATGGACGAGGTCAGCAACGCTGACCGCGAAACCCTGCGCTACCTGTGCGGCCAGTTCCACCTGAGCCCCCAGTTCAAAGATGATCTAACGCCCCGTACCAAGGCCGATTACGTCTACTGCCGCGAAGTCCTGGTGAACCAACCGACCAGGATGGGCCAACCTCTTGGCGATCTGGCGGTGCGGCGGTTCTCTCCCGCCCTGGTGCAGCGTCTAGTCGACAAGATCTCAGGCGAGGGCACCCCCTCAAAAGCTGCCCATGTGCTGCGATACTTGCGCCGCGTCATGATGTGGGGCCGCAATCGCGGCTACCTGGACAGCAATCCCGCCCAGGGCATTGAGGCACCAAAGGAACGCCGCCAGCGCCGCCTGCCGTCTATAGCGGTAATGGAAGAAATGATCGATCGGGCCAAGGCGCTCGGCCGGCTGCATCGCAACGAGCCCAGCAGCTGCCCGGTGTACCTGAGTATCGCAATGGAGCTAGCTTATCTGTGCCGGCTGCGCGGCATCGAGGTCGTCACGCTGACCGACGCCAACGAGCTCGAGGAAGGGGTTCAGACCAACCGCCGGAAAGGCAGCCGGGACAACATAGTGCGCTGGACCCCGCGTCTGCGTGCCGTATGGGACGAGGCCAAGGCCTACCGGCTAAAGATCTGGACTGCTCGTAAGTTCCCCACGCCCATGCGCCCGGAGCGGCGGCCGCTGATCGTTGGCAGCCAAGGCACGGCCCTGAGCAAGTCAGGGCTGGACACGGCATGGCAGCGGTTCATGACGAAGGCCGTCGCGGCCGGCGTGATCCTCGAGGAGGAGCGGTATGGCCTGCACGACCTCAAGCGCCGCGGCATCACCGATACACCAGGTACTCGAGCAGACAAGCAGGAGGCCAGCGGCCACCGTGACGAAGCCATGCTCGACATCTATGACCTCAGCCTTCCCCTGGTAGACCCTTCCGATACAAAGCCCCCCCGCCCCCTTGCGTAACAAGCCCTTGCAACCCCCTGAAAACACTGGGTTTTCGGGTGTTGGCACGTAACAAGAAAATGGCGTAAGTCATTGATTTCATTGTTGTGTGCAGGTGACTTGTAATCAGTAGGTCCCGGGTTCGATTCCTGGTGCCGGCACCATTCAAGGTTCCATAGAAAGCTTTCAAAATCTCTGGAACCCCCGAAAAACCCGCCTTCTGGCGGGTTTTTTCGTTTTGGCGTTCCGTCGGATTCCGAGGGTAGCCAGCGCTAATAAGGGTAGTTTTAAGGATAGAGGTCCGTTTCGATATCGGAGACTACCCTTATGGCCCGCACCACTGCCCCGCTTACAGACACCGCCTGTCGCACGGCAAAGCCCAGAGAGCGCGAGTACAAGCTCTTCGACGGCGACGGTCTTTACCTGCTTGTGCAACCCAACGGCCGCAAAGGCTGGCGGCTCAGGTACGTGAAACCCGATGGCCGCGAAGGCCTGACCGCCCTCGGCAGCTACCCGGTGGTCGGGCTGGGCGACGCACGCCGCAAGCGCTTCGACATCAAGCAGCAGCTCGCAAACGGCATAGACCCGATCCAGTCCAAGCAACAAGCCAAGACCCAGGCCGTGATCAATGGCCGCACCTTCGAAAGCGTTGCGCTCGACTGGCACGCGAGCATGGTGCCCAAGTGGGCGCCCGGCCACGCCAAGACAGTGCTCAGCCGTTTGAAGACTCACGTATTCCCTTTGCTCGGTGCCAGAGCAATCGTTGAGTTGGACACCCACGACCTCATGCAGCCACTGGAAGCCGTGACGAAGCGCGGCACCATCGACGTGGCGCTCAGGATCAAGAACTACCTGCAAAGCATCATGCGTGAAGCCAAACGGCTGCGGCTGATCACAGCGAACCCAGCTCACGACCTCGATGGCTCGATCAAGACACCACGGGTAACTCACAGACCCGCACTACCCTTATCGCGGCTGCCAGAGCTACTGGCATGCATCGAGGACTACAAAGGTCGCCCGCTCACGCGCCTCACGGTAATGCTATCGCTGCACGTGTTCGTACGATCCAGCGAACTGCGCTTCGCCCGCTGGAACGAGTTCGACCTCAAGCGCGGAATCTGGGAGATCCCCGACACCCGCCCGGCGCTGGACGGAGTGCCCTTCTCCACAAGGGGTACGAAGATGGCCGGTGACATCCACGTTGTACCCTTATCGCCACAGGCTGTGGCCTTGCTTGAGCAGATCCACACGATCACCGGCAAGTTCGACCTGGTGTTCGCGGGGGATGCCAAACCGTGGAAACCGATGTCCGAGAACACGGTGAATGCTGCGCTCAGGACGATGGGCTACGACACCAAGGTGGATATCTGCGGCCACGGGTTCCGAGCCATGGCGTGCAGTGCGCTTGTCGAATCCGGGCTGTGGTCGGAGACGGCCATCGAGCGGCAGATGAGTCACAAGGAACGCAATAACGTACGGGCCGCTTATACCCACAAGGCCGAGTTCCTCGAAGAGCGCCGGATGATCATGACCTGGTGGAGCCGGTTTCTAGAGGCGAACCGCGAGGACCATGTGACGCCGCATGAGTTTGCCAAGCAGACGGGCAAGAACGTCACGCGGCTTCGCAGTGCCAAAAGGACCGAGTAA